TTATTCCAATTTTTAAAGTTACGCATATTGCTAAATAATACTGTTCTATAGCTTTTTCCTATGCCTTTAAAAAAGATGTAGTATATGCTTCCACCATGTTTTGAATTATAACTCTTGCTAGTTTTTACGAATTGTAATGTTTTCATATTATAGATTTTTAGGTTTAAACATTCTATTTGATCCATACATATGGTCTAAATGATCTTCTGAATCTTTTTCAAAATATCCAATAAGTTTAAAAGATGCTTCATCTTTTATCAATTCAGAAACAAATTTTTCTAAATCTTTTTCTGTTGATCTTAAACGAATTTCATTATACTTATATTGTAAATCTGTTATTTCAAGATTTAGGTTGTAAGGGTTTGTAACGCCACAATTGACATATCCTTTTCCTGTAATTATCCAATTTTTCATATATTTATTATTTTAGAATGTTCGTTACATTTAGAACAAACATCCGATTCTTCAATTAATTTAGCATTGCAACAATTAGAAACTTCTTCTGTAATTCTTTCAAACAAAATTGTCATTCCTGTTTCTCCTAAAAATTTCCAATCGTCTTTAGCTTTATACTCTAACCAATCTAAACGACCTTGTTTAGTTGAAACATTTATTTCTTTTATTTCTATTGTTCTCATTGTAAAGTAATTTTAGTTTCACCTTCTGTTTCTAATTCTTTTTGATACTCTCTTGTTTTTTCTAATAATACATTAATAGATTCTACATCATAAAACATTCCTTCTCTTTTTGATTCCTGTCTTTGTTTTATTAGTTTAAGTTCTAAAGCATCTAATGCTAATTGAATGATTGATTTATTCATAGTTTTAATAGTTTTGTTTCCACAAATATATATAAAATTAATTTAACACGAACACAATAATTCTTTTTATTTATTAACAATTGGAATGTTAATAACTATTAAATTAATTTGTTTGGTTGTTAAAAAAGATTTATTAATATTGTCCTATAATTTTAAATAAATAATTATGAATGATAAATTAAAAGAAACTATTGAATATGCAATGTTCAAGCATAAAGTATCTAAATTAGAACTTTCTGAATATATGGATGTTTCATATCCAACAATGCTTTCAAAGTTAAAGCGACCAGAACTAATGAAATTTAGTGAAGCTGATAAATTGTGTAAAATTCTTAATTTAGAATTAAGAGTTGATTTTTTAAATATATAATATGGAAACAAAAAAAGATATATTAAATAGATTATTTGTAGAAAATAATTTAACTGATGAAGATGTTTTTAAACATAAGTTTTATAATATAATAACAAGGTCTGGAATTGATAAAATTATGGCTGCTAATAATATAAAAATTAGTTATAATTTAGAATTCAATTCAATGGATTGTAAATGTATTATAATAAAAGCAACAGCAACAATGGGTGATAAATCTATTGAAACTTATGGCGAAGCATCACCTTCTAATAATCAGAATAGCTATCCTGTTGCTATGGCTGAAAAAAGAGCAATGAGTCGTGCTTGTCTAAAATTAGCAGGATTTTATGAACATCAAGTCTTTGGCGAAGATGAAGCCGAAGCATTTAAACGAAGTAATAATCAATAAAAATTAAAAATATGTATCAAATAAAAGGTAAAATAACAGAAGTTCAAGATCAACAAATTAATACAGATAAAGGTGATTTTGTTAAAAAGCTAATTACAATAGAAGAAACAACTACTGATTTTCGCAACATTATGCAATTTGAGTTATTTGGACAAACTTCTATTAATGTAATTGAACACTCTAAAAAATTATCTGCAGGGCAATATGTAGATATTGATTTCTATATTAAATGCAGAGAATACAAAGGAAAGTTTTATAATACTTTAATGATTAAAGATTGTAGAATTAGAGAACAAGAAAGCATTGAGTCAATTACTAACGAACATAATGCACCATTTTAAATATCCTGAAAGTGCCTGTCTGTAATACTTGTTTTATTAGTTAGTTTATCCTTATATTTAGGACAGGCATTTTCTTAACTCTTTAATTATGAAAAAAACATATTTACAACATCAATCTAATAGCTTTACAGATATTAAAATAATTAAAATGCGCAGTAAATTAGGAATAGAATCTTATGGAATATTTTGGGCATTATTGGAATTATTATTTAATGAAGAAAACAAACTTTGTATAGACGATTATTCAGTATTAGCATTTAGTTTACAATGTGATGCAGATAAATTAAAAAGCGTTATTGAAGATTTTGATTTATTTATTATTGAAGATGGTTGTTTTTATTCAAGGCGTTTAAATAATCATATAGAAGAAATAAACAACAAGTCAAATAAGGCAAAAGAAAACGCATCTAAGCGTTGGAAAAATGCAAACGCAATACAATCGCATAGCGAACGCAATGCTAGTAAAGTAAATAAGAGTATAAGTAAAGTAAATAAAAGTATAGAAGAAAGAATAGTGGATTTTAAAAAATCCATTCAATCAATAGAAGGAATTAATGATGAAGATAAAAAAGCATTCTTTTTGTATTGGACAGAGAAAAACAAGTCTGGTAGCAAATATCGTGCAGAAATGGAAAAGACTTTTGATATAAGCAGAAGATTGAAAAGGTGGTCAAATAACAATTTTAATAAACAAAAATCAAGATTTCCAGACTATTTTGATTCATTACTTTTCAAAAGAATGGACGATTCATCTAAAAAAGAATATGAACAGCATTTGAAGAATTTAGGATATACAACAGAATACAATCCTAATGCTGGTCAAAAATGGATTAAGAAATGATTGAAATAATAAAACATTTATTTGGTTTTTGTGGTGAACCTCATATAAACATATTTACAATCATAATGACAACGCCAATTATATCATATTTAATATATAAATTATACAGATGAAATAACCCTAAAGGATCACAACTTTTATTTATAACTATCTTATAATCAATTAAATATAAAAAACAAAAAATATTATTGGGCAAAAATTGGGCAAATTATGAAAGAATACGAATTACAAAAAGCAGTTTGTAAATACTTAGACTTACAGAATGTATTATACTGTGGATCAATGGGTGGACAGTATCAAGTGCATATGAGTCAACGAATCAAAGCAAAAAAAAGTGGATATAAAAAAGGATTTCCAGATTTATTCATATATGAACCAAAAGGCAAATTTCATGGATTAGCTATTGAATTAAAGGTTGGTTATAATAGAGCAACAAAAGATCAATTATATTGGCGTAATGAATTAAATCAAAGAGGATATGTTGCACAAATATGCACAGGAATAGATGAAGCATTAGAAGTTATTAATCGTTATTTAAAAGGAAAAATAGAATGAAGATATTAAATTTATATGCAGGAATAGGGGGTAATAGAAAATTATGGGGAAATGAACACGAAATAATAGCAGTTGAAAACAATAGAGATATTTCTGCTGTCTACTCAGATTTATTTCCAAATGATACTGTTATTGTTGCAGATGCTCACAAGTATTTGTTAGACAATTATAAGGATTTTGATTTTATTTGGTCATCACCACCCTGTCAAAGTCATAGTCAGATTAGATATAATATCGGATATAAAGCAAATAGAAAATACAAAAAAGTAGATGCTAAATATCCTGATTTAAAATTATATGAAGAAGTATTATTATTAAAGTATTGGTTTAATGGTAAATGGGTTGTTGAAAACACAATTCCATATTATAAACCACTAATAGAAGGTGTTAAAATGGGAAAACATTTATGGTGGTCTAATTTTGATATTGGAAATTATAATGTTAAAAGTAGAGGGCAT